CCCCGCATCAATGCGGAATTAGCGAGCGTTCGTGAAGATTCAACACGAGCATAGTCGACCAAACCGTTTTCATTAAGGACTGGTCGTTTGTCTCGAAGTGGCGTAATGTCTATGCCATTAAGAGCAAAGATGCCGCAGGCCTCCCGAACTGCAAGATCTCCATAGAAGGATTTCTTGTCATTGACGGTGAAGCCTAGTCGTGTTAGCAATTCACAACATTCGGCTACCGCGAAATTCGGAACGACAATGTCGTCACCGTAAACGCGGATTAGATCGCTGAGCGAAGTGCGCCGATTTCGATTTCCATCCCTTACCAGGGGTCGAAAACCAAAATCAGTTAAGTTGTCTTCTACCGCTGAGATATACTTGTCATCAGGTTGGCGTTGATCGTACATAACGTTACCCATCAGTCTCTCATAAGAGACCATTGTTGCAAGTATTGCGATAGAAGCGAATAGAGCCGTTTGAATTGGAAATGTTGTAGCGGTACCCATACCGCCAAACATTCCTAGGTCAATGGTTCCATTATGAGGTGTCTTACACCTCGGTGTCCTCGCATCATTTATAAGCTCAAAAAAGGCGTCAGGAGAAATCAACTGTATAAGTTTATATGATACAGTGTCCGATGCCCATCGTAAATCCAGCGTCGCTAATGACCAATCTCCAGAAGATTTAGACCCTTTTAAGGCCATTTGTCTTGTCGGTTCTTGATCTGAGAAACGCGTGAATCCACCAAGCGCGAGCATTCCATTATCTGTTTGATAATAGATTGATCGTTTAATTGCTTGTTGTGCCCACATTTTCTGCGGAGGTTCGATCGTGATGCAGCGAACATCGCCTACATCTTTATCAACAGTTCTAAATAATGACTTATCGTCATCTCTGTTGACTACTGGTGTATCTAATCTCGGGACGAACTCAGTAACACGAGAAACTTCCGGGGTGTACGTCATCGCGTCATTCTTTTCCACGAGTGTCCTAACGGTTATCAATCGTTTTGGATTATCGGGGTCTTTTATGGCGACGGCGCCTGGGCCATGCCCGGGTAAGTCGTAATGCACGTATTTCTCAATTAGGTATGAAAAAACCTTTTTAAGAGGTCCGATGACGTCCATTGAATCATCAAAATCGCGTAAAGCGACTTCCTTCTGTCTTTCGACCCAAGCCGTTTCGGCTGAGTCTTGAAGGTCAGGGCGTGACATCCGGATTTTTGTCTCCAGAAGACACCAGGTGAGGACCCAACGAATAGCACTATGCTCTTCGTCTACTGTCCTAGTTGCCAATCGAATGTGCAACTGTTTAAGAACAGGTGAGATGCAAACATTTTTTAGGTCTGTATCCTCAAGCAAACCATCGTAAGAGATGGTCCCGTCTCCAGCATGTTTAAACATGCGAAGAAACGCATTCGAAGCTAGCTTAAATTGCTTAAGCACTTCCACTACACCAAATTCTTCGACACGATTAATGAATTTCATAATCATATCTCTAATAACTTGACGCTGTGAACGCTTCGTTCGGCCTGTATAGGGTATGGAATAGAGCAGTGAAAGTTGCGCAGCTAGCGCCTCTCTCACACTCCTCTCTTCGCCTTTTAAAGGAATTCCCGTTTTAAAGGGATCCAAAGCGATTTGCGAGACCAGCTGTCTGGTATAAACTACTGGATCAACATATCCGGACCTTTTGTGGTTGTTCTTTGACATTTGCTAGACGATTGTTTGGTGTTTCTTGTTCAGCACAAAGCTGATCAAACCAAGCATCGTAGCATCATCTGAGGCAACCGGCTCAATCATAAACCCATTTAGCATCGTCGAATATTCGACGAGTACTTCAGTGTCAATTGAGCCATCGGGGAACACGAAGACGGTCTTGCGACCAGTGCCCTGCGGAGAATATTGGATGAAGAAAGAACCATCCGCCTCTGTAGGTGCAACTGGGAACCAGCCGAAAGCCATTCCCCAATACATAGGACAAGTTAGAACCGTTGCGCCCAATGAGTTTTTTACTGGGCGTGAGGGTACGAATCCTGTTAGGACACGGACAAAAGTAGGATACTGAGTGACGACATCTTGACGAACGAACCAATTTTCATTGGGCGCACGACGTGTCGATTTTGTCAGATCACTTGGAAAATCCAGCGGCCAAAAGCCGGTGTTTGTCCCGAACGCAGCTTGCGCACGGTTATGAATCTTATCAGCATCTGTGACACTGGTAAAATCACCAGGCACTAACGGATAAGAATTCGTTAAAACAGCCGTTGAACCGAGCGTGCTCGGTTCTTGAAGATGGATTATATTCAATTGAAATTATCCTTTTTCTCGCGGAAGAACCGCATGAGTTATTGAACCGGAGCTTTCCCCGGTAAAGGCAGAACTTTTTGAAGCAAGCTCAGGAATTAATCCCGAGATTCTTAAAAAAGTCCGCGTCCGCTACCTTTAGCTCTAATCTTCTAGTAACTTGGCGAACCTGTTGTCTGGTAAGTCTATCATATGATTTCCGTCCCGAACCACGTAATAAAAACGTGATAAAGAGGGGAACTATGGCCTCCCAGTAGAATCCTGAAGCCTTATTCCAATTTTCATCTGGAAAAGGTAGGAGATTTTGCGATAAAGCAGCGCGGCGGTAGACGGTAACGGTTAAACCATTATCGAATAATACTCGCGTATAGACTGACCGTCCTAAAAATATCTTGGGAGCAATCAGGGCCTTGACATAGGCCTCACCTCGGCCGATCAAGCCTTGGATGTCAAGATACATCGAATGAAACCAAGACCACTTCGATATGGCATAAATGCCTGAAGAGTCTACGGCTAAGCCGCGGCGGTCCATTTCATCGAGAATAGCAAAAAATATGCTACTTCGGTTTTTAGGCTCGAGGACAATTTCGACCTCAGACCTAATTCTCATATAGTAATCAATAACCCGACTTGAGTTTAGAGAACCCAAGGCAGCTTGAATACTAGGCCCATAAACTTGTTGTAGCGTGTAACCATCCTTCGCAGAAGAAAAGATTTCTCCATCTTCTGCATACGAACTTTCGGGTTCCTTTTTGAGGATATCCAAGACACTTGATAGTGTCGGGGCTATTCCGAAAAGATACGCAACCTGGAGTGACGAGGCATGGTAAAGCAGGAATATGAGAAACTCCTTAGGCTTCACGGCCTTAAAGGCTGGATGTAACTGAATGAGAACCGCAAGCGCTTGCGCGTACGGTTCCATAACTTGTGAGGCTTCAACTAACGTCTCAAAGTTCCGAGAAACATCACCTAAAGCTGTTGATATAGCTTCGGTATCGGTCAGAAAGAGTCCACCAGTAAAAGCGGACATTTCGGGGTGAACAGAATCATCTCCAAACGCGGCTATGGCCTTAAAGGTCATATCCACCTTATGACGTTCTTGATCAGTAACTTCAGAAGCTTCTTCCCAGATTGGGAATACGTAATGGAGCGGCCAATCGGATACGACAGGGTCGTTTTGACCCGTATCGAATCGAAAAGCCGACTGATTGAAACCGGGACAGTATAAATGATAATCATTTTCCTGTCTAAAGAGATGGATATCGACAGAAGCAATAAAGCCCTTATAATAATGGCCTACGCTTGTGTCTCTTACCTCGAAAGAGAATTTATAATCTCCAGGACTACATTTGTGCATTGAGAAGGTAGTATATCTTCTAAAACTACCAATCCCAGTAAACACATAGTTATAATCCTGACCAACAGCGTAAAGCTGTAAGAGGCTTTCGATTGTCTCGAACGAAGTATACTTCTGACCCTCAAAAACAGGTCTAGGTATTTTGACGTCAAGATAATCTCCCGTCGTGGTCATGTTGTGTCCTTGAAGGGTGCGCACTGTATCGGTGGTATGGGGCATAAACATCCCCGAATACTCTATCGAATACCGTGGCTTCCAGTTTTTCAAGTTCACAGCTTGGTGGTTAACCTGTCGTTTGCCAAGAGAATAGAACTTATTAAAACTCTCAGCAAAGGACGAAGTCCGTATAGAATTCAGTCGAACGACCGAATCATCTTGAAACCGCGACTCAGTTGAGTGGGAACGAAACGTTCTCACATTCTGAATAAGGTCTCCGAATGGAAACCCGAAAAAGAATGTTACGGGTCTGATTACAGGCCAAGGACTCACATAAGCTGAGAGCCCTAAAAAGGCTGTGAATTCAGGTTGTGCCGCAAGTGAGATTGGGATTCTCAGTTTTTGAGTACCCATGTTTACTATTCCTTATCAAGAGTGTCGAAGCTCTTGTTCGGAAGCACTTTGGAAGTGCTTGAAGTCCGCGAAGTTACAGCGGACCAGTTTGAGTTACGTACAAAGATTTCACCCACGCGTAGCGGCTGGTGCCAAGTCACATAGTGATCTAGCCCATTACCGCGAAGCAAAGGGTTGAAACCCTCATACGAATGATACTCAGCAGCAAGCGTGTCCACATCCGTGTTATTAAGGTGAGCCAATTGAAGGCGAACCAAGCGGATTTGGGCTGGCTGTGTGAATGTATCTGGGACGAAAATAGAACTAACTATGGCATCAATGTCATAATTAGACTCATATTTTCCCTCTTTGTTAGCCTCGCGGAATTTCCCATTTGTGAAAACGGGAAAGTTCACGGGCACGAGCAATGGCCGGCCGATTGCATCGCTATATTCATCAATGAAGTTTTCAAAAGATGAATCAACGAGCATTCGAACAGCAGATTGCAGACGAAGATAATCCAAAAATTCCGGAGTATGAGATACACAATTAAGTGTATTCCAACTCAGGGACCCATAGGATTTCAGAAAAATTAACTCAGTCAGTAATGATCCCATTGCAGTTTAGTCCTTTTTATAGGGGCTGCTCTACAATGAGAGCAATGCCGTGAGTATAATTTAGAAAGCTGGG